CTCAACGAACAGGGCGTTGAAGATCCATCTGTCTTCGTCGTTGAGGTTGTCGATGGCTGCACCGATGGCTTCCTTCAGGACTGCTGTTCCGAGGATCGACTGTACTGTTGGTTCTTCGTAGGGTGCCAACTCCATCAGGGCTTCAATGTCACTCAATGGTCGCACCCCGGTGGTTGACCGTCCCCATGACGCGTTGGTTGACCAGTTGGCTGGGTCTGTGGGGAACTCCCGTTTCTGCGCCACGCATTCCAGCATACCCTAGTGGGGTATGGGCGGGAGTGCCGCCGGGTTCCCTTCGTCTAGGTGCAGGTCGCTGATGGGGATGTTGTAGCAGTCGATGGTTGGGGACCATCCGTTGTCGGGGTCCTGCCATACTCCGGCTTCCATGAAGGTGGCTTGTTGCAGGAAGTCCACCTTTGGTAGCGTCCCGAGGTACCACGCTACGGTGCAGTCTTTGAGGACGCGGACGAAAGCGTAGTAGTCGCAGTTCTGGTTGGTGCCGATGGCCGCCACGGAGCATTCGTAGTGGGGGAGTGGGGATGTGGTCACGCACTTGGATTTCACATCCACCGTGCGACCGTCGTCCATTTCCACATCCCAGTCGTATGTGTTGTTCGGGTTCGCTCCGGTGATCTGGGCGAAGACGAGTTCTCCGACGAACCCGTAGACGTTGCCTTCTCCTTGCCGGATGGAGTTGTTCAACTCGCCCATGTCAACGGCTTGCCGTTGCGCTGCTTGCAGCATTCGGCGGGGCACGTTGACTTCGATCATCACTCAATCCGGTCTACCTTGACGGCGTGTAGGCGCACAACTTGGTTGTCGTCGTCCCACGCTACACCGTTGAGGGCGTCTAGGGTGAGTTTCACATAGTTGTCCAAGTCTCCTCTCAGGGTTTTGGATGAGTGGGGGGATGTTGCGACGTGCAGGATGGTGGCGTCGGGTGAGTAGGTGACTGTGATTTCTACGGGTCCGCTGAGTGTTTCCCCTACTTGGTCGCGCCATGCTTTGGCAACGTGGTCTTCTTCTTGGAGGGTGCTGGCGGGGGTGAAGACTTTGCCGCCTTTGGTGTGGCGGGGGCGTGCCTTCACCTTGGGTCGGCGTTCGATGATGACGGTGTACGTGTCGGTCACTGGTATACGTCCTTGTGTGCGCTGTCTAGGAGTTGTTCTAGTTGCTGGTCGCCGTCTGGTCGGTTTGCAAACTTGCGTCCCCATTCGATGTCGGCTGCCTGTAGTTCTTTCAGCATGGTAGCGCGGGCATATTTTTGGCGTGTCATTGCGCAGGCGAGTTTCCATAGGGCTACGGATCGGTCGCCGTGTGGTTTACCGGGGGAGGGTTCGGGGCCGAGCCTCCGTAGGAAGGCCGCTAAGCCCGTCAGGGGACCTGAGGTGGGGGTAGAGCCACGTATGTCTCTGGGAGGGCGCTGAGGGGGCCTCCAGAGGCCTCTGACGGGCTTCCATGTGTCTATGGTGGCACGGGTTGCCGCTGCCTCCTCTGTGAAGGCTTTCAGGGAGATGCGGGCGGGGGTGGGGCTGTTATCCATCATTTCGTTGTATCCCCCGACTTTCCGCAGGTGGCCGTAAGGGAGCCTGACGCCGTTCCCCCACCCACGTCCCGAAAGTTCAACCTGTTTAGGATTTACTTCGGTGGTGGGAGCATCAACCAGACCACACACCCCTATCAACCCGTGCCGCACATCGACAGCAGGCTGCGCCTCATCGAAGAACACCCACAGGTGGAACCCTTTCGACCGTGAACGCTCCACCCACGCTGCTACATCCAGTTGTCGTAGCGCCTCACGCACGTTGCACGCATGGATGAACGACTCTTCGGGACCGGTATCCCAATCGACGCACCCCCAGTACACCCAGAAGTCGTTGTCTGACAGGAACAGCGGGTACACGCCGATGGATGGCCCCCGGTACAGGTGGTCATCGCACGTTACGATGAAGTCGTTGTCGTCGGCAGGCATGAACCCGCCGGAGTCAGACTGCCACGGGCGGAAGCCGCCCTCGTCCGGGTTGTCTATCGCAACCTTGCCGCCCCGGAACAGCAGGGCGAAACGCTGAGACACCTCCGCCTCCACAGCCTGTTCCGCTGCTGTGACAGCCATGGTCAGCCTGCCCCCTCTGCTGCAAGTAACGCCTCCTTCGACACGGGTATCCCCTCTTTGAGAGTGGGCCATGGCGAAGGATGCAACTCGCCCGCACACATCTCGCCAAGATAGTAGCGGCGCAGACGAATGTCTGCGTAGAGTTTCGTCATATAGTTTCCCGGGTCGCTGCTGTTGGTCACCGTGAATGTAAGACGACCGCTATCCGTCGGGTACAGACTGACGGTCCAGTCATCCAAGTGAACCTTGTAAGGAATCATACGATCCTCCCTTGTTTTACTCTACGGTACTGCCCGCAACCGGAACACACTTCCCAATCCCAACGATCCGGGGTATCGGACTGCTTCCACTTGTGGGACTTCAGGTGCGGCACACCACGCTTGTCATACTTCCAACACATGGCCCTACTCATCCTGCGATCCCCAATCGCGGCGCTGCGTGTCAGCAAACACCTCAGCGTCCCGCTGGGCGGCAAACCATTCACGGATGGCGCCATCCTGTAAGACCGCCCACCGCTTCACCCAGATCCCGGCACCCATCGCCACCGACACCTTGTGGATCGTGAACTCAGCCGCTACCACCGGGAACCAACTCCTCCCAGTACGGGTGGATGTGCCCGCACAACGGATCCAAATAATATGTTTGGTCAACCATCCGTGCCGTCCTCTTGTTCTTGCACACGTTCAGGTTGATGCTGTTCTCATGGTACCGCTTCTCCCAGTCCGACAAGGTTTGCCGATCCTTCTTCCGGTACACCTCTATGACGAAGATAGCCTCATGCTCCCCGCCATACCGACCAGCATAGATCCCGGCAGAGTAGCCGGGCTGCGCCGAACCACGTCCCGCCTGATGCACCAACCCGAGGGGAACCCGTTGCGTCTTGGCCCACCGCTTCACCGCCTGAGCCTTCGACACCACCCCCGTAGCGTCCGAGTCCCCCCCGGGCAGGAGTTCAAGATAGTCAATCATGCAGAAACTGGGATTCACCCCCCACCACTCCCGAACCTCATCCATCGTGGCCGCCATCTGCTCCAACGAAAGCGACTCATCCACTATGGCGATACGAGACAGTTCAGCCTTGGCCGAATCATGCAACGCCCGCAACGTGGCATCCTCCCCAGCCTTGATGGACTCCTCTACATCAGTCGATGAGCGCCCATGCAGCAGGCAGAACAGTTTCATCGCCACCAGTTCACGCGGCTCATCCAAAGAGAAGATCACGACGTGCGCTTCGGGGTTGTTCACCAGATTGGTGATGATCCCATTCAACAGCATCTGGGACTTGCCGGTGTGCGAACGGCCCACGACCATCAGCACTTCACCCTTGCCCACCCCACGGGTGGCAAGGTCGATCTCCGGGTACCCCAGATACCATCGCTCCGACGGGTTGCGAATGAACCCGATCAGGTTGTCTACAACAGTGGTGGTGAGGGACCACCGGTTTGGTTGCGGAGGGGAACCCGCCGCCTCACCGTCGCCCTGCTGGGCGGCGGCGAGGCGTGCAGCGACCTCATCCGTTGGGATAATGGTCGCCATTGTCAGGTCCTGATCTGTGCCCCGATAGTAGCAAGATCGGCAGCGGTCTTACCGGTGAACGGACAGACGAACCATCCGGGCACCAGCAGGGACCCGTCCTGCTTCGTCAACCACAGGCCCTTGCCATCAGACCGACGCTTGTAGTCCGGCCCCTTCTTGTTGAAGTTGCTGTTCGGGTCCATTTTCTTGGACCAGTTCGGGTCCCACCAGTCGGACTGGTGATCCATCAGGTTGCGCCATATCTCCTCAAGGCTTCCGCCTCCCCC